ATGCCGCCCGCGATCCATGCGGCCCGCTCGATTTGAACTTCCTCCCCGCAATTTTCGCACTTCGCCGTGACGTGGAACCCGTCCAGAGGCCCGACCGTGGTCATCCGGTAGTGCGGGCGGCGCAGGCCCTCTCCCTGCATCGCGTCGTCGAACTCGGCCATGTCCTGAAGCATGTGCTGTTTCAGTTCTCGCAGGCTCATCTTTTTCTCCCTCCTTTTTCGCCCAGCCGACGGCCCAACGACTACGAGCCGGGGCGCTGTTAATTCAGCATTGCAGGCCGCCGGTCGGGCTTTCACGGATTCCTCGGCCAGGAGCCGCTCAAAGTTCGCCACCATCTGTGCCGCGATCCTCTCCATCCCCCATTGGCCGCAGTTCTCGGCGCGCTCCCGGCGCTTTCGCCATTCGATCAGCTTTACTACGATCTCGTCATTCATGTTCGGCCTCACTGGCATAGTTGGCAGTTGGGATTCGGCTTGCGGTGTCTGTGATGCCTCACGGCCTCCTGCTCCCGTTGATCGGCTAGATATTTCTCCCTGTCCGCCTCGGTCGGAAACGTAGAATACCAATGATTGCGATCCTGGCCGCAGGTGTAGAATCTGGTGACGGTGTTGAACCAAAGCGCTGTCTTGCATACCGGGCAGGGTTTCTCCGTCTCGCGCATGAACGGCATACCTAGGAATTTTTCCACGCTCATCCCTCCTCAGAGGTCAATTTTTTGATCAGCTCGTTCATCACGCTCGCCTGCTTCGCCTGCCCCTCGCCCTCCGTCGCCGCGTCCACGATCGCCCGTTTGCTCTCGATCAAATCGGATATCGTCTGGTCGATGGTGTCGTTGGCGAGTAGATACCAGGCGGTGACCTGCGAGGCCTGGCCGATCCGATGGCACCGGTCCTCGGCCTGGTCATGGACTGCCGGGGTCCAGCCTAGTTCCACGAAAGCCACATTGGAGGCGGCGGTGAGGGTGATCCCCACTCCGCCAGCCTGGACGTTCAGACAGATTATTTTCGTCTCAGGATCGTCCTGGAATTTGTCCACCGCCGCTTGCCGTTTGTCGAGCGGGGTCTCGCCGGTGATCGAGTCGCACTTGAAAGTCTCCGCCAAGCCGTTGACAATCTCTCGATGCCAGGCGAAGATCACGAGCTTTTCGCCAGTCTCGATAAAACTTTCTATCCACTCTTTCACGGCTTCGAGTTTGCCCCGCGCGGCCACTTGCTTGAGGGCTTCGATCTTCACCAACCGCTCGGCCCGCGCCGCTTTCTCCGCCGCATCGTCGGCCCGCGCATTCTTCGCGGCCTTCTGTTCGTTTTCTGACAGATCCTTGATCGACTCCAAAAACGCCTTGTCCTGGGCCGCTTGATCCCGGAGGCACGCTATTAATTCACGCTCCGCTCTCTGGTACTCTGAGCGGTTGCTGATTTCGACGGGGACCGTCGCCCGTTGTTTGGCGGGTAGCTCCTTGAGTACGTCGGCCTTGTTCCGCCGGACGTAACAGATAGCCCGAAGCTTCTCGTTGAGTTCGTCTAGGTGGGCCGCCCCGCTCATATCCCATCCCCATCGCGACTGATATGCTTGACAGTATCGTTTTGCGAACGGCCAGAATCCGCCGAGGTCATTGATCCGCCCCATAGCGCCGAGCTGGGAAAGCAGCTCTTGCGGGCGGTTGAGGAGCGGGGTGCCGGTCAGAAACAGACGGTATTCGCGCTTGGCACAGAGAGCTTTTAGCACCTCGGTGCGTTGCGCCTTGTAATTTTTCGCGTAGTGACTTTCGTCCGCCACGATGGCCTTAAATCCGACCGCCTCCAGCGCGTCTAGGTTTTTCTTGAGGTTATCATAGTTGATCACGACCAGGTCGGCCTTGAAATCCTCGACATGGTTCTTACCGTTGAGGACCGCGATGGATTTTCCCGGCAACCACTTCTCTATTTCCCGCTTCCAGTTGAGCTTCAGCGAGGCGGGGCAGACTATCAACGCCGGATACGCCTGCGCCGCGTGGATCGTGGCGAGCGCCT